CCCCCTACTTGCGAGTAGGTGAGGTTGAACCCCTCCGATCTACGGAAGGTCTCAGCAGTACATCAGGCTGAGGCTGGTGAATAGGAGCGAACTGGGCTATTATAGAAGACTCGGTTTCCTCCATGACGTGCTGTTGCCAAGAGCGCTTGCAGATCTTGAGCGCGGCAAGATATCGTCGTCGACGAACACATCTAGTGACGTCACGATACAGTCGTCTGGAGTATTTAACATAAGCATCGGGTGACGCGAGAGCGATCAGCACTGCAGTTATCGTGTTTCGCTCACGTTTAATTGCAGCGGTAGCTGACCTACGTCTTAGGGCCACTGCCTTTCTAAGATCTTTGAAAGGACGAAGCTTGAGTTCGTGGTTCCCATGTGTGAACTGACGCAACTCTTCTCGGCAGATGATCGCCTTGAGCTTCGTGAGGACTTCCTCCGCTGGCACCCCTGAACCGCTTATGACCGGTCTTTTCCTGAGCTCGGCACGAGCCATTCGGACACGTTCATCTGTGTCCAGGATCACCTGACTAATCGGACCGTGCAAGATGTAGCCAATCAACGTCTTGACGTCAACTGGTCGGTTCGAACCCCCTCCTCCTTGGTTTAATAGCCCGGGAGTGGAGTAATTAGGTGATAATGCCATCGCCGTTCGGAGACACGTACGACGTATAACCCTGTCGTTATGATTGTCTCTCGACGCAACGATCAGATCGTCGATCAACAGACGATCGCATCTCCTCGTGCCTGCTTTCATGCCCGTCGCCTCTGCGATGCGAACCAAGTCCGGACCCGTAGCATGACGACGGTCTTTTGTCGTCACGAAGCGTTCGCAAAACACTCCATAGTGTTTGCTGATGTAAGACTTCGTCTTATTGCTTTCGAGTCCTAGAGCTTTGATGTTCGCCTCGTATCCGTTAATCACATCCTTCGTCCATAGTCCAATCAGGTCGTCACCGCACGTCTGGTGATCGGTAGGAGAGGCTCCCGCCTGATGCGCGGCGAAGGCGTTGAGAATAGAGAGAATCGTCCAGCTAGGCCCTAATCCCATTAGGGCCCCGCAGGTCGTTTCCCGTTCCTCTTCGTCCTTCACTACGAATCGGCGAATGACGTTGTTCATCGCGTCGTCCCACCAAGGAGGTTTTACCCCTATCGCCTTCACTAACTCGTTCAGAACAAATCGAGCGAGAGGAAGGGAGATTGGATCGGTGGATTTAGAGAGGTCAGCCGAATAGAGGAAGCAGTCCCGTCTATCGGACGTAAGATCGAGTGGCTTATTCTTCAAGGCAGTCTTGGTCTGCAGGGTCTTACCCAGCCATTGAAGCAGAAATGCGGACATGGCTCGGGCCTGCCAGACGACGCCGGCTGAATGAATAGTAGGTACTCGTATCTTCCCTTCGGGCGTGGTGAGGGTGAATAATCTGCAAGAAGCAGCATTATTACTCTTGTCGGCCACGGCATTTCGGAAGACCGTCTCTATGGGAGCAGCGAATGACATCTTTAGCTCCCCTTCACCGTTATCAGAAGGCTCTGTGATCTCGAATCGCGTGATTGTGGCTAGTTTCGAATCCAACTCACTCCATTCAGAGAAGATTGCGATTGACTCCCAATCTTCCGCGTTGGATATTTCGAACATATCCCACGACCCATGGATATATTTGAACCGATCAACGAGTTCATCCATCTGGGCTTGGATCTTTCTTGCCTCTTCGTTAGCGTCTTCGGTGCGACCGTATAGAGTCATCGCCACTTTGCTTCCTCCGTGACTTCGTGGTAGTTCCAGACAGGCACTACCATTCGGAAGCGGAAGGTTGCGATAGTGAGCCGGTGGTTGTCTACGGCCGAACTGTTGCTTAATGAAGGCTTGAAGATCCATCAGAAGTCGTGGGTCCACCTCTGGATGTTCTTCCGTGAGTCGATCGAGGGCAGCGGCATATTCCGCTTCCACCTCCTCGGTCGGGGGTGTTCGAACAGCGACACCTCGGCTCAAGCAGCTGGCGATGAATAACTTTCGCCTGGAGGCTGCTCGAACCTCGAAGCCATTATGACGCTT